ATGGCTATATCAGATAGTTACCTGAAAGCGTGTTTAAACAAAGAGCGTGAGAAAGTAGAGGAGAAGGCCGACCGTGATGGCCTTTGGGTTCGCGTGTCCAAAAAAGGCACTGTAACCTTCTTCTACCGATACAGATTCCTCGGCAAACAAGACAAGATGACTCTTGGCAGCTACCCAGCCCTTAGCCTCAAAGCTGCACGCGATGATGTTGAAAAATGGGCTTCTGTGTTGGTGGGGGGGGACAATCCAAAAGTTAAGCGTGACCTGGAGCGAGGGAAGATCTCCACTCGATATACTTTCGAACAATTATTCCGAGAGTGGCACGGCATAGTATGTATCCAGAAAGGCAATGAGGCTCAGGTACTGCGCTCCTTTGAGATCCATGTGTTCCCTCGCCTGGGAAAATACCCGGCGGCTGATATCACAGTGCATAACTGGCTAACCATTTTGGATAATCTGGCTAAAGCCTATTCCGAGGTGACCAGGCGGATCATCAGCAACGGGAAGCAGTGTTATTCTTGGGCAGTGAAGCGTCAGCTTCTAACAACAAATCCACTATCAGAGCTAACGGGCCGAGATTTTGGTTTGAAAAAAGGGATGGGTAAGCGAACACTTTCGAGAGATGAAATTGCGCTATTTTGGAAGGGGTGTGATGAGTGTCGAATGAGCGAGCGTAACAAGATCATGCTCAAGCTCTGCCTTTTCTATGGTTGCCGTATATCCGAGTTGCGGCTGGCCAAGAAACAACATTTCGATTTTGAGGAAGGTGTGTGGACTATTCCGCCAGAAAACCACAAAACAGGGGCGAAAACTCAACGTGCGATTATTCGACCTATCATCGCGGACATAGTGCCACTTATCAAAAGAGTGATATCACTTGCTGAAGGCGAGTTTTTATTTTCGAGCAAAAAAAATGGGCCTATGGGATCGGGAAACCATCTCAGCCTTCCGGCTAATCTGCGTTTGTTTATGATTAAAGCGTATGGCGTGAATGTCCCTCATTTCACCGTGCATGACTTGCGCCGCACAGCCCGTACCAACTTTTCTGATCTCACTGATCCACACATTGCTGAGATAATGCTGGGTCACATGCTTCCGGGGGTATGGGCTGTGTATGACAAACATACTTATTTAGATGAAATGAGGGTGGCGTATTCGAAGTGGTGGGCAAGGCTGATGAGCATAACTGAGCCTGACGTCGTTGAGTTCAAGCCCCGCTCCGCTGGGTAAATCTGCCTCTATTGCTACGTGCCGCGTGGAGTGATGCCAGCGGTTTATCTCGCTCTATTTTGGTTTCTGCCTCCTGCCAAGTAATGACCTTGTGGCGATACCATTTATTCGGTGCGCCGACCGCAGTTATGTCCGGTTCAGGAAATGGGTTATTTTCTGGGTTTCTTTTCCGATATCGTTCGAGAGTTCGTGAAGAGAACCCCAGTTCACTGCAAATTTTCGATGTTGTCATCCAGCTATGGTCGTTCATGATTACCTCTGCTATTTCCCTTCCCGCACCCGATGAACCTCACAGTTAAGCCGCAGCCATGCCGGTGGATGCTTAGGCCAATAGGGAGCGATTTTCACTGCGTGTTTGTCGAGTAGCTGTCGAAAGGTGAGTTTGTTAGTGGGGGAGTCGAAATCTTTTAGAAGCTCTCTGGCTGTGCTACGGAGAAGGTTTTTCTGAATGCTGCCGGTATCAGCGACAGGTTGCATTTTATCTGCCCCAGTTGCGCGATGCCGCGTTGACACAAAAATCGATGCGGATTTGTACCCACACCACATCGACTGCCCGAGCCACTTCGAATGCTTTAAGCCAAATACTGGCCGCGTCAGAATAATGGGCGCGGCGTTCTGCCTCAGCGGCCTGGTGCGCTAAGTTTTTATATCCAAATGTCATGATGATGCTCCGGTGTTAGTAGGTGCGCTGGTGGGTTACTGGGGAAAGAAGTTGGTTGAACCATTGGACGCGCTTGATGCAATCAACAACGCTCTTCGGTTCGTCGTTCAACCATGCTCGCGGGACAATTTCAGGTTCACGGTTACGTATCCGTGAATAGCGTTTGTACTCGGGGTCTACGGAAAGAACCTTTACTAACCGGCCACTGTTTTTTGTTGGGATAACATCGACTTTTACAAAGCGTGAAGTGGTCATGGACTGGCGAATCGCGGTTACTTTCGTCTCAGTGATTTCAACATCAGGAAAATTCATCTGCAGTAAAGAAATATGCTGATCCCGAGTGTAGTGACCACCGTCTTTAATCAGCCATTCAATTATTTCAAAGTTGCTCATTTCAAATCCTTATCTGGGTGTTGTATCGCTCATGGGACATGACCTCCCATGAATTGCCGTTGTCTTTCGATAGCATTCGCCAGCAGCGGGCTACTGGCAGCGTTAAGTAGTTGTGCTGATAGGTTCGGGTGGGTGTCTTTTGGCCCTCTCTGTAGGCGCACAGAACCCCATCAGCTTTGATGCTGATTCGTTGCGGAATTCGAGGTTTCATTTTTTACCGGTGGGGAAGTGTTATTTTGTGGTTGGGGCCCAACAGATTTTTTTGATGTCTGGGCGGCGAACGCGCTCAACAGCTTTTTCTTTTTCCAGTTTCTGCAATCGCCTGCGAATGGCTATTCCGGTCATACTTTTGTAACCGGCGCAGCGGAGCAGGTTTGCAACTGAATCAGGGGTGGAGCCGGTAGCGCTGAGCCGTTCGAGGATTTCGTTATCGTCAGGCATTAACTGCAATGTGTGATTTCCTTCTAAGTGAGGGTGAAATCGTCGTCAAACTTATCTGCGTTTCCCTCTACATACCTCGTAGCTAAGATGAAATGGATGCCTTCAAACAGCGACGTTGGCCGCTCTAAGCCGAAGATAAATGCATCGTTGTATGTGCGCCCGAGCCAGTAGCCGCCGCCGTACTCCTTGAGACGCTGGAAGAACACCCAGCCGCCATCGACAAAGTAGGGAAGCATTTCACCGCGATAGACGACTTGATAGCCGAGTTCATTTGAAGCCATGATATTCACCATTAAAAATACTGTTTATGCATACAGTATAATTATGGTTTGGCGGGAGTCAATTGCCGCCCTCCGGAGCTGCTGCCAGCAACCCGCGTACCGCCGTGAAGGCTGGAGTCACATACTCAACATCTTCGGTACATACCGCATCGATGTTATTCAGTGTGTCGCCCATAAATTCCATAGCCTGAAGCGCCAAGGTTAGGGCTTCGCGCACGTTGTCTGGCAACTCGCACCCCTGGCTAACAGGTTGAGCCAGCATTGCGGCGCGGCAGGCGTCATCTACACGACATTGTATGCGGGCCAGTAGCTGAATGTCGCCTCCAAGGAAATCACTACGGCGATTTACATCGCACATAACCATCTTCGCAGTGTCGAGTGCTATGGTGTCGAAAAATGGCGTAATTGCTTTTTCGTCCGGCACTGCTGGCGCAGGCGGGGCGGTGTAAATGGCGGTGTCATCTTCAGGCGCGCCGTTATGCCAAACCACACCTTTTCGACCTGATACGGTGGTATAGAACCCCACCGGCTGCGCCTCCCGGTTAGCCAGGAGTTCGCGGGCCATTGCAGCAATTTCACCATGCTTGATAGAGTCGTAGATTGATTCGTAATCGTGCGGCTCTGCCGATATCGCGTCGGTAATCTGCTTCAAACGATCAGTCGTTAGTGTCTTTGTCATGGCTGGCTCCAGTGATCTTCAATTGCAGCGCTAAGGCGTTGCATCCAATCGGCAAGTTTCAGGGCCGCTTCTCGCTCAGAGCCGCAAGCCGGGAAGTCATCAAAGCGCATATCGGCGGTATATCGCCGGAACATGCCTTCACCTTTGATAATCAGCTCCTGCTCAACCACCGTTCTGGCATTGTGTGAATGCTGCTCGGTGTGATAGATGCTGGTCGTTGTGTTCTCCTTTCTGTCCCGCGTGAAGCTGATCAGCTCGGAATGTGTCGGCATGGCTACTCATCCCCCTCTACGGTGAAGCCAGCCTTCCGCACTGCGCGTTTAGCCAGCGTAATCGCATTCTCAAACGCCTTTTCTTGCTCCGTCCAATAGCCGTTTGTTTTTGGCAACCGCACCGGCGTAGCCAGCTTGGCTTCCGCTGTCTTGGCGCGCTCAGCCCATAAATGCATAGCGTCTTCTGTGTCGGATAAATCCCCCTGAGAAACCTCAAGGATGCCGTCAAGTTCAGCGATGCGCTTATCCTTCGCTTCCAGCTCTGCCAGCAGGGCGGATACGTACTCTTGCGAGTAGAGGCGCTCAATATTTCTCGGCTGCTTCCACTGCTCAGGTTCGAGGCGAGTTAATTTCTTTCGATTGGGATACCCTATCCAGCTATAAGCTACGGGATCTTTCATGTCACAGGCAGCGGTGACATTTTCAACGGTGCATGGCCCGTTCCCCGAAAAACAGTTGATGCATGGGCGCTCGTCGGTACACACCGGCTTGCTCAGTTCGCTCAGCTTATTGTTCACAAGAAATTACCCCGCTATGGCTGATGCGGTAGACTCGCTTTGGTAAGCCAAGTGATTCGCGATTTCTGGTGGTAAAACCCGACCACATTTTCAACTCAAGCAAAAATCCGCACATGCCTTTACCAGTCTTTCTGCCGCCAATCTTGTTGCTTTTGCCGATGTTGCGACGTGCCTTGCGCGTCTGGTTTCTGTTGTACGCATTGCAGACTTCAAGCCAGCGCTCTTGGCACATGCCTTTGTATGGAGAGAACGTGCGAATGCGACGAGCCTGTAATTCATTGAGGTATGCATGTTGCAAATCTTCGATGTAGGTCTGCTTGCTCATAATGCTTTCTCCTGGGCTTCAGCCCGTTCAAATCCAGCGCCTGGAACAGTTTCATCTACACACTCACCACACTTACGGCAGCGATAGGTGGTAACGCCGTTCTCTGGGTAGTTTTTCGGGTCAAGGTTTGTCCCGGCCAATTTCTCTTCAACACTTTCATCAGGATAAAATGGTCGTTTCCCGTCAGTACGTCCGATGCGCTGAGTGCAGTTGATTTCGATACTGATAAGCTCACCACAACTGCATGCGCTTTCGATGATGTTGCTCTTACGCTTAGCCATGCTGGGCCTCCTTGCAGAAATCCTCAGCAGAGTTAATGCCGTTCAGCCAGACGCCTTCTCGCTCTTCAATAATCGAGCGAACCAGGTGCGCGGCACTTACGATGCTTTCCTTGATGGTGGCCAGGTCGCGATTGCGGTCGGCTGTCTTCATCTTTTCACCGGCAATGGCGGCGGAGATATGCGCAGACACCAGGCCATCTAACAGCTTGCGGATTTCCAGACTGTCAAAGTCGCCGGGGTATTTGGCTTGCTTCTGCATCACTGGGCGCTCTTTCATTTGGCCTCCCGCACTTTGTTACCTTTCCTGCCGATGATTACGCCGAAAGCTTTTTCCGCATGCGGCATCCTGATTTGCAGCAGTTCGCAGATATTCCATGCCACGGCTAATACCCAGCCTTGCGGGGTGAATGTCCAGAACTTGCTGATAGGCCATATCCATTTATTCATGGTTTTTTCGGACCTCCATGACATGGGCAGGCAAGGGCGGCGTCAGTGTTGGGAGTGAGCAGTGCGAAGCAGTTAACAACCGACTGCGGTGCTGGCCCGAAATCATCGTTATCGCTCTCATACTCCTGCAGTTCAGCGCACAGGCTGCTGTTCATTTCTTTGAGTTTCCCACTCTCCACAGCCAGCGCATCGCACTTGGCCTTCACAGCCTCCAGTTCAGCAAACAGGGATGCATAGTCGCGATAGTCCACGTAACCACCCTCCGGGGTTTCACGCATATAAGCGTTCTCATGAGAAATGCTCAGCAAAAAGTCAGGATTAAAGCGCTTGATCATCACAGGCCTCCTGAGCAGGGTTCTGTTGCCGGTACTCGTTGAGGATTTTGTTTATTTCTTCTCTGGTTCCCGGCAAGAGCAGCAGAACGTCACCCTCTTCGCGGAGCATTGGCGAGGCGTCATAGAGCAGCTCGCATAATCTGCGTGCACGTGTCGCGCTGAATAAGGGGGTGATGAAGGACTTGGTGACCTTCTTTTTTCCTGCTTTCTTTGCCTTTTCGACGTCAACGGCAAGCACTTTTCCTGCCGCTTCGCCATGCTCTTTCACACGGTCTACAGCAGCATCAACGGCAACAGAACCTTCTCTAACAAGCGCCTGAACATCGTGATTTGCTTGGCTGAATGCCAGCAGCTTATCGACCGTAGCGCGGCTCTTGCCGACCAATGCGGCGATTTCATCAGGGGAAAGGTTGAACCCAGCCAGCTCTTTCACGACGAGTGATTGCTCGTAAGGGGATAAGGGGAGTTGGGTATTGCTGTTCATGATGCGTGCGATACGCTCTACATCGTTCCCGGTGAATTGAATTATCTGTATGCGTTGTATCGGCTTGCCAGCGTCACGGCAGCGACTATATGCACGGCGACGGCGGTGGCCTTCTACGACCCAAACACCGCCATCATCACGCGGCCTGACTTCTAATGGCGGGACTTGCTTACCCTTCATAAGGTGCTGAAAAAGTTTTTCGTCTTCCGCCAGGGTGTGTTCGTTTTCGACTCGCTTGTTAAACCCCTCCTGGACGTGAATGTCATCCAGAAGCATCGTCATGCGGCCATCAGGACGCTTGATAGTTCCGTTGTTGAACATCTGCTTAAATGAGTTAGCCATTGGTTTTCCTGCCGATTTAATCAAGGTTGTGAAATTTAGGCGTAGAGAAGCCTTAGCCCTGAATGGCAGGGCTATGTTTTATAGAGGCCAGCTCAGAAGGGGATATCGTCGTCGAAGTCAGGAGCGCTTTGGGTGTTCTGATTCTGCCTGTTGGCGGATGCTTGCTGAAGTCTGGATTGAGGTTGTTGGTTGGCGTTATTTCCCAGCATGGAGCGCTGTTGCTGGCTGCCCGAATGTTGCGGGGCATCATTAGCAATACGCTCATCTTTGTCCTTAAGAACGGCCAGCAGCTTGGCAACAGCTTCTGCAGGGGTGTTGTCGATTGCTTCTTTGTAGGTTTTCCGTGTGTTGGCCCCAAAAACCTGCTTAACATCGAACTTATAACCGTCACCGCCGTCATTTTTGGTATAGAGAATTTTTTGCAATACGAAACCGATCGGCTTGCCTTCCAGTTCTTTGCAGTGCAACTCAATTTCGCCGTCACCGTTGGTCATCTCGACGGCATTTAACTGCTTCACTTTGGTGAGTCCCATGATCGCATTTATCAGCGCTGCACCATGCTTCAATGGTTGGCCCTCACGGCCTTTGTAGTTGATGCGTAGGTAGTTAATTTTCCCCACATCGGAATCGATAGAGAACTCCATGGCTTCAGATTGCGAGTCTCTGCCGGTGGTGAAGATGGCGGCACTAATATTACCTGCATAAGCACCAGTTTCTGATGCTCCGCCTGCGCCAGCGGTACGCGCTGATTCGTCGTCAAAAGTGAACATTGGTTGCATTATTCGGTTACTCCGTCGTTAAGTTCGTAATAGTCACGGATCGCCGCGTCTACGGCGCTCAGGTCATTGTCGATTTGAAATGAGTCGAAAAGTCCGATAGGTGATTTAACTGGGTCAGTTCCATCGGATTGCGTGGTGAAGTAGTAACGGCCGTCGGCAACACCGGTTCTGAGCGCGATGGTGAACATGCCTTCTACGGTGATTTTCTCATCAAGCATTTTGCCGATGGTTTTCATTTTCACGCGGCCGCCGGGTGTTTCTTCGGTGTGCGCCAAGAAGTAGACAATCAGGCTATCGTCCGCTGATTGCGCGGCCCGTATGGCGTCCCAGGCTCCGCCCCCAATTTCAGTAAACTTCTCGAAAGATTTTTCACTGCGCCGGCGCATAAACTGATTCGCCATGACGTACTGAAAATCGTCTACTACGACAAACCGTTTACCTGCACGCCTTGCGTGTTGAATAATCAGCACGATGTCGCTGGCTAAATCGGTGAAAAATACATTGCCGGTTTTTTTGTCGAAGTTTCGGGGTGTCCAACCGGACGATTTAAAGGGGAGGCGTTTATTTTCCGGGTTGATGAGAAACCCCTCCTCGGGGTTTAGTTTCATCATGCTGGCAGACTTTCCAGAGCCGGAATCGCCAAGAATTAGCACGGGTATGCCCATCAGAACATTGCTCCCATAACCTGTTTAATCGTGTATTCCTGGTCTTCGTTCAAATCCATATTTGCCAGGGCCCAACGGAAGTAACCAGGATCCTCGGCGGCGATATCAACGAAGGTCTTGCCCTTGTGTTTTCCGAATGGCATGGCGTGCAACAGAGACGGGTTGGTCGTTATGTCGCGCATCTGCGCAATGCTCCAGCGCGCAATGCTGTTCATGTAAAGCAGGTTGGTTGCCGTAACGTAGCAGTCATAGAGCGCACGGTGGGCATAGAGACCTTCAGGCACATCGGGCTTAAGCCCGAAGCGATAGCGCAGATACTGGTTGCCATGCCGCTCTTCAGGCCACAGCTTGCGTGCCAGCTTCAGCGTGCAAATCCATGGGCCCGCGATTTGCGGAAGCTTCTCACGGTCAAAAGCGGCATTGTGTGCAACATAGAGATCGGCACCAAGGTAGCGGCCTATCACCTCGTCAATCAGCGGGGCGTCAGCGACCATTTCCTCAGTGATGTGATGTATGGCCATGGCCTCGAACCCGATGGGCTCAGGAGGGCGCACAAGGTCGCTCATGGGATTGCAAATAACACCGTTAACGATGTCGACGCTGGCAATCTCGACCACGCCGCCCTCAAAGCTGGTGGTTTCAGTATCAACTACACGAAAGGTAATGCTCATGATTTGTTCCAACAGTTCGGGCATCGGCGACGGCGTCAATTTGAGCCAGTCGGCTCGCTAACCGATCTAGGTCGGAAGCGTCCAGTTTGTTGGCGATGCAAATGGAAAGGATGAGGTATTCTGCGGCGAGCTGTTGACGCGTCGGCGTTTCAATAATCGTCAGTTCCATACAGCGCCTACTGCCAGCAGGCACAAAGAAAGAACGGTCAGATAAAAAACGTGTTTGCCTCGACGCTTTGTCGCAAAGTGGCCGCCATTCAAATCGTGTTTATGCTGGATCCGTGCATTTAGGCTAACCATGTTGACCTCCGCTGTGATTGTATGCAGCGCAGGCGATGCTGAAGCGTTTTGATGTTTTGGCGGACTGCGTAGTAGTTAGCGCAACGATCAGCGCAAACTAGTATGTCCACAGTTTGAAATCGCCCGAAGACGTAACGCTGAACCTTCACATATTTGCAGTCAGACTTCGGCAGCACTTTTTTGCAGTGCTCGCAGGTGGTGGTCATGGGGATTGGTATCATGACATGTCCTCTCGGTAGAAATTCACATGGGTAAGCGCACCACGAACGGAACGCTTAGTGATGTGAAAAAAGAGCCCCGAACAACGGGGCAAATTGGAAGATAAGAGGGTGTTATGGTGGGGGCCAGGATGATGCCTGGCTTCAGATGCCTTTACTTTTAAGCCCAATAAAAAACCGCATCCCTCCGGGCTGAAAGCTTTATCTGGCTACGTAAAAGCCAACCACTGACCATAACGCGACGCAGATGACAACCACGCCCAGCCAGACGATTTGATTAAAAGTCATGATTGCCTCAGTGCGCCGCCTGCGCAGTGCGATTAGCGAACGTCGATATCAGGGATGATCACTGATGGTTTGAATGTCACGCGGTAGAAGTAAGGGCTGGCCTTGACACCATCTATCTGCTCGATAAAGAAAGTTACGTTATCGGATAAACCCAGCATGTGTTTTTTGTACTGGCTTGGCCCGACCTTGCAAACGATTCCAAGTGTATTGGCTGTGCTGCTGTTGTCCTTAGAGCAAAGCCCTTCAATCGATAACATGTAGTCGCCGGTGATGCCGTTATAGAACACAACCCTTCGGTTAACTTCAAAGTTGTCAGATGCGGTGCTGAGATTACGTGAAACCACGTTAGCGTCGTTATCGCAACCAGTCAGAGCTAGTAGGGACAGGGCCAAGGCGATCTTTTTCATACGCATTTTCCTTATTGGCGCCCCGTAGGGCGCGGGAGGTGTTAATTGATTGCGGCACACTGGTGCTTTTTGCTGAAGATGCGCTGAGCCTGAATTGCTTTACCTGCGTTCTCGGTGCGGTAAAAAACTGCGCGGCAACTGTTGCAGAAAAGAACTTTTATGCCGTGCCCATCAACTCCCCAACCAACATGCTCGTTTATCGCTTTCATCGTGTTACTCCTCAGTGGTCTTAATGAAGCGCCCCACAGAACGCTTTATAGGTTCACTCTTTCCCTAAAGAACGTCTCCGGTCGATCCCTCTCGGGGCCGGGGAGTGATTACATCGCTCACCCCTGGGCGTCTTACCTGTTTGGCTTCCTGCCGGTGACGTTGTTGCTGTCGATGAACCAATAATCAACCATTGGTTATTTTTAGTCAATACCATTGGTTGATTTTGTGGTTGATTTTTATTTATGTAGTTGATGTTTGGTTTGTTATTTTTTTAAAATAAATCGTGCTGGAGGCGAGAGAGGATTTTTGGACGAAAAAAAACCGGCCAATCGGCCGGTTTGTTGATTTGAGTATTTACCAGGTTGAGGACGACCAGAATACACGGCCCAGAACTACCAGCTGCTCTTTGCGTTGCTGGTAGCTGAGATGCTCATCACCGTACTCGTCTTTATTGAGTGAGCGGATGGTTACACCGCCGTCAGGATGCTCTATTAAAACCTTCACTCGCAGCAGGTTACCGTGGCGTATCGCGTAGGTCTTACCTTCACGGATGCGGGTATCGTTGGTATTTATCCCCACCACGTCGCCATCCTGCAGTCGAGGCTCCATGCTAGATCCTGATATTTTTACAAGCTTTGCTGCTGTTGTAGATACCCCCATTTCATGGAGGAATTGACGCCTGAATGTGAACGTGGATTCAGGTTTCTCAACCATGTCGTATGTGCCATCACCTGCAGAAAATCGCACATCAAGGAGGGGGAGTTCGATATGCTCCTCGTCATCGATTACTTCTGCAGTAGCATCATCCCCCGAGTCATCATCGAAGGGGATTACAGCGCTATCCCTGCTATTCCCACGCCCATACTCGAGCCACTCAGCCCTAACGCCGAGCCATTCGGAAAGAGCAACGATACGATCACCCTCAGGACTGGATTCAGCATTAAGCCATTTCCCAACAGCAGTTGTAGTAACGCTAATGCCGCGCTTTTTAAGAGCCGCTTTAATGTCTACCGCTCGCCCATGAAGCCTTACGCCAGCCTCATCGCAGGCCAGCTTTAGCCGCTCTGCAAATCTTTCGCGTAATTCGTTTTTAGTAACCATTGGTTGATTCTCTTATAGATTGACTCAACTATCAGTTGTGCTATAACATCAACCAATAGTTATTTTTTGGTTGTGGAGATAAACCATGAACGAAGTAAAGAAAGCCATTAAAGCTGTAGGTGGCCCTGCTAAAGCAGCAGAAATCTGCGAACGGTCTGTTACTGCGATTCAGAAATGGCAAAGCAAAGGTTGTTTACCTCGGACTGAATACACCGGCAAAACGAACTACGCGGAAATTCTGGCCAGTCATTCTAATGGCGCAATCATCGCTGCGGATCTTCTGGAGAAAGCTAACCCAGACAGGATGCACTGCTAGTTCAGTGAATAAGGACAATTATCAATGGAAAACAATGCAATAGCACGCAAGTTAGAACCGCCGATTATCAACCCGGTTGAGATTGAGGGGGTGTTACTCAACCGTCTTGCATCAGTGGGACAGAAGGCCTACGCCGAGCACCTCGGGATTAGTGAGTCAACGGCAAGTCGCCGTAAAGGTGAGGGGCACTTCGCAGCGATGGCTAAGGAGTTGGCGTTTCTGGGTATTCAGGCCGCACCACCTGAGGCAGTGCTGGTATCTCGGGATTATTTGGCATCAGTCGAGACATTGGCTGATATCGGATTGAAAGCAGAGCGCAGCCGACCAGGGCCGCTGGGATGGGACTAAATGGCTTGGGACATATTCGTTTATGAAAACGTCAGGAAACAGCTGATAGCCGAGGGTTTCAGTGAGGCGTTAGCTGTAGGGGGGGGCAGTACGCAGCGGATCTGTATCGCCGGAAGTCACAGGCGAGCAAGAAAGGTGCGATGTATGACGACTGTCTCGCAATGGCTCGGCGGCATGTGCTGGGAAGTTGCACAAAGGACGAGAAGCCTGTGGCAGGGAAGAAAAAAAGCCGAGCAGCTGCAACTGGTCGGCCATCACTTTTCTAACTAAGAGAGGAATGTCATGAACTATCAAAGCAACCATAGCAAGGTCGATATGACAAACCAGAACCTGATTATGGCAAACAGTCCAGCACCTGGCAATAACGTTGCTCTGGCTGGTGGCGATTTCATCGGCACTGATGAGCTTCTGGGAATTATCAATAAGGCGCGTTCTGTTCACGGAGAGAAGCCGGTACGTAACAACGATTTTGTTTTGCGTGTGAAAGATGAGCTTGAAGGTGACCACTACGAAACTTTCGTAGTTCAAAATTTGAACGGAACAAAGTCGGAGCAACTCCGTATTTCCAACGACCAGGCTGTATTGGTCGGTATGCGCGAATCCAAGGCTGTCCGCCGCAGTGTTCTTGAAATTCTGAAACAGAAACGGGGTCCAGCATTGCCGCAGACCCTCCCTGAAGCTTTGCGCCTAGCCGCTGATATTGCTGAACAAAAAGCCGTGCTTGAACAGAAGGTTCAGGCTGATGCCCCGAAAGTGGCTTTTGTTGATCACTACGTCGAAACCGCTGGTTCCAAAAGCCTCCGCGCAACGGCCAAGGTTCTCAACATGCCAGAAAGAGCCATGATCGACGCACTTATCCGTGACAAGGTTCTGTTCCGTCAGTCTGGGAATTTGTTGCCATATGCCAGCCATCATCACTCAGGAAACTTCACCGTCAAAACCGGTACCGCCGAGCAGTCTGGTCACGCCTTTACACAGACCAGGGTAACGCCACGCGGTATTCAGTGGATCGCTGAGCGCTACGCATCCGAACTGATGGCGAGTTAACCATGAGCCAATCAGTCCCATTAAACCGGCCATACCTTGATGATCACGGTAATCGCGTGACTGTCATTCGCTGGGATCGGGCGGCGCAACAGGTGATTTTTATGCGAGAGGGCTACCCGTATGAATGCATGCAGCCACTTGAGCGATTTAAAGAGAAATTTAAGCGAGTCGAAGTATGAAGCCATCCGATCTGGTGCGCGAATTTGGCAACCCGGTTGCGTATTACCCTGGGCTGGTGAAGCACTTGGGTAGCGTAAACGCGGTTGTCCTGTTCTGCCAGTTCTTCTACTGGACCGGTAAAGAGACGTCCGAATTAGGGATATACAAGACCACTGAGGAGATCGAAGTGGAAACTGGGCTTACCTATGAAGAGCAGTTGAACGCGCGCAAAAAACTGAAGCGTAAAGGCGTGCTGATAGAAACAAATAAGCGCCTTGAGCACAAAATATACTATCGCATTGATACTGACAAATTGGACGCAATACTAACGCAAGATATTGATATTTCCCCAAATGGGCAAAGCCCATCTCGGGAAATCGGGAAAGCCCATTTCGCGAACACGGGAAACCCTGATTCGCCAACACGGGAAAGCCTCGTTGGCGGGGACGGGAAAGCCCATTTCGATCCTACAGAGAATACAACAAAGAATACTACAGAGATTACTACAGAGAAAAAGACTGTACGTCAGTCGGCTGCGCCAACCGACCAGTCGCAGGAAGATATTTTAAAAATTGATTACACCGCTGTGCTGGAAGCATTTCACACCACGCTGCCAGAGCTGCCTGTTGTGCTCAAGATGACTGATGGACGCCGTAAGGGACTGCGTAAGCTCTGGAAGGGGTACGACCTTAACCAGGACAGGTGGGGGGCTTACCTGCGCTACATCGCGAAGAAATGCCGTTGGATGTTGGAAGACCGCGCAGACACCCACACAGGCAAGACCTGGCGTAAAAAGGACTTTGATTACCTGATTACTGAGGTGTGTTACCTAAAAGTTAAAGAGGAACGGGCAAACGACCTGCCGAAGGTTCAGCGGTTGGACAATGCAGCACGTGATGAGGCTTATACCCGTCTGGTATCCCAGAAGCAACAGCCCCGCAACGAAGTAGAGCGACTGGCGAAAGAAATGGTTGGCTCGCTGAGCAGAACTATCACGGAATACGATGCCCGCCGCGCATTTGTAGGGATTTGGGCTCAAGCAGTAACCAGGGCCAGTGAGAACGATTTAGCGAGGATTGCCTGATGAGAGCGATTGTCAAAGCAGCATTACAGCGTGACATGGGTATTGCCCTGATCCCTGTGAATGATGAACTGGCGCTTCACATGACAGGGCGTGTCATGGTTTCAACACTGCCGAAAGAGTTCAAGGATACCCCAGAGGGCATTCTTCCTGCGGTAGAGCATGAGATTGCGAATGACCCACGACTGCAATCATTCTTCCAGCATGAGCGGGTTACGAACGCTTGCGGAGGCATCAACTCTATTGAAGCCTGGGCTACTCAGTTCACGAAATGTCAGTACAAGAAACATGAGCAACCATCGACAATTCTGGACACAGAGCGCTTAGGTCATTCAGCAGTTCGCATTTGCCCAGGGTGCTACAAGCAGGGTGTTAACTCTGAAAAGCTGGACAGAATCGCCGCCCGCAATACCACGCGCTGGATTGTGGCAACAGCCAAGCATCGCCTGAAATCTGATGGGCAGTTAACGATCCCTGAGCTGATGCTGTGGGCCATGCTATCAGGCGTGTTCGATCTGATCCCAGAGGGCGTGGCGCGCACTGTCACCAACATTCCTGAGCCTAAAGTGATTACGGGTACCCGCAAAGAATCCGATATGGACTGCATGCCTGCGGTTACGGAAATCATCGCTAAACAGGCTGTTAAATGCTTCAAAGTCGATCATGAAGTACCTGGTGCTTTTGTACTACGTCCAAAGAAAACCCGTGCTGAAGACAGCAAATACACACGCTGGGTGAAGTCCCGACCATGCTGCAGTTGTGGCGGACGCTCTGACGACCCCCACCACATAATTGGCCACGGGCAGGGCGGAATGGGAACCAAGGCCCACGATTTTTTCACTATCCCGATGTGCCGTAAATGCCACGACGCGTTGCATGAGGATATGGCTGCGTGGGAAGCGCAACATGGTAGCCAGGTCGAGGTGCTGTTTGAGTTCCTGGATTTCTCTTTTGGCATCGGGGCTATCGCATGAAGAAGTACCTGATCACACCAATCCCAAAGCCCCGCCAAACTCAAAAGGACCGGTGGGCCAAGCGCCCGCCAGTTCTCCGATATCGGGCATTCTGCGACGAGGTGAGATTGCATCGCATATCGCTGCCTGAAAGCGGTTATCACGTAACGTTTGTATTACCCATGCCAGATAGCTGGAACAAGAAGAAACGCGCTGAGATGGCCGGTAAACCGCATCAGCAGAAGCCTGATAAAGACAATCTGGAAAAGGCTCTGTTGGATGCCATTTTTGAGGACGACTGCCGGATCTGGGACGGTCGAGTAACAAAGGTTTGGGGCGAAGTAGGCCAAATAATTATTGGAGAAATAGCATGAGAATAGAGCACGCACTTTTAGCCAGCAGCCCGAAATCTCCTTCGATTATGAGCATGGCACCGGAAACCAAACCTCAATCAAAATTGACGACTGATAAGGACGGCGTACAGCAGGAGCGGCGTGTGGTTCGCGCATCACAATGCCAAGGCGGCGGGCAGGGTGGTTATACCGATGTCATGGTAGCGTTGGGGATCACGCAGTCCAGAGAGGCTCAGGGGCTTAGCCTTCTCTATGCCAAATTTAATAAAGACAAATCAGAGAGAGAAAAAGCGATAGAGAGATTGGCACAACATGCGATTAAGCAGGCCCCAAAGCTGGTGGGAAAGGCTGCGGGTAGACAAATGGCTCGCTGCATGGTGTTGCTTTCGAAACTGGCAGTGGATGACTTCTGTAGAACGGCAGACATTGAGCGGGCCAGGTGTAGATGTGGTGGTAGTGGAAAGGTATACGACATAGCGGGCACAAAAGCTGGCGGACAGGCAGTTGAGAAAACCTGCATTAGATGTCATGGGACGGGCCTAAAGCCAACCACAACAGCGCCTGCTTACAAGGTGGTGAAAGGTTTAATACCTGACCTGAGCCAGCCGACATGGAACAGAAACTGGCAGCGCTTCTATCAGATGCTGATCAGTAAGTGCTACCAGGATGCCGAGGCGGCGGAGGGTGTGTTGGGTAGAGTAACTTCAAATACGCATAATTAAATAAGATAGCGGCACATTTTAAAATTTTATCAACCAACTCTTGCATTTTTGAATAAAATTGGCTAGATTTGCTCTTAATGATGGGATTTAAATGCCTACGGGCTGACAAATCACCACAGCCACATCAAAAGAACCCGCCTCCGTGCGGGTTTTTCCGTCTTTAGCGCCCAATGCCTCACTCACTGACGTATGTCGCCTCGCATTCGCGGCGCTAACCCCTATCTATCACCCGGAGCCGGGACTAATCCCCGGAAGGGGGAGGTTATGAAAATGCCCTGGAAGAACGAACCCAACATCCTATCAATGCTGATTGCGTTTGGTATGACCCTGCTGGGTGCCATTGCCAGTTACTCGTTCAAGGTACTGAACGGCGAGGCCTTCAGCTGGCGCACGCTGTTTCTGCAACTCTTCGTGTCTATCTTTGCTGGATTGACCATGGTGATGATTGCACTGCATTACGATTGGCCGCCTGAGGTGATGGGCGGTGTCTGCGGGATGGCTGGCTGGTCTGGTGCTTCGCTTATCAAGGCGTTGGAAAGACGTTTTCTTAATAAAGCATCAGGAGAAGCAAATGCAGATTAGCAACAAGGGGCGCAACTTCATCAAGGGGTTTGAATCCCTTCGCCTGGCGGCATACCCAGACCCTGGCACTGGCGGCAAGCCGTGGACGATTGGCTGGGGCCATACCAAGGGAGTGAAGCAGGGCGACCGCATCACACAGGAGCAGGCAGAGCAATTCCTCTCTGATGACTTGGCAGTGTTTGAGCTGACGGTAAATAGTGCCATTAAGCGCCCAATGACGCAAAACCAGTTTGATGCCATGGTGTCGCTGGCATTCAACATAGGCGGCTCTGCGTTTGCTGGCTCAACGCTGGTGAAGAAATTCAACGCCGGTGATGCAAATGGCGCGGCAGATGAATTTCCCAAATGGAAAAACTCTGGCGGCAAGGTTATGCCTGGGTTGGTGAAACGTCGTGCGGCAGAACGCGAGATGTTTCTATCATGAGCACATCGTTCAGCATTCGGACAATGATTATCGGTCTGTTGCTGGTGGCGTTGATTGTTGCTGGCAGGTTGGCGTTCTACTTCCACGGTAATGCGGTAAAGGCTGGTGAGCAGGTTAAGCAGCTTCAGAGTGATAACAGCCTGCAGGCAACCACCATTGCTACCCAGGCGTTTCAGTTCCAGCGCGCCAACGAGATCAGCACCGCGGCGGGCCAATACGGAATCAACACCGACGCGGCTACTCAGGGGAAAGAAATTGAATACCGGACGATCCTCAAGAATCAGCCGACGTGCGATCTGGCTGTTCCCGCTGCTATTGCTGGTGGGCTGCTCAACTACACGCACCGTTTACGTTCCCGCGCAATGCCAGCCGATACCGGCGACGCTGACGCAACCGGTGCTGGCACCACTGCCTCCAGTCCGCTGACATACTGCCAGGCGGTGCTGTGGATTGACCCGCTGCTTGCGGCGCTCGATAAGGCGAACAACCAGCTGCTGGCGATACGTGAATTAGATGCAGACAAAAAATAGAAAATTCTGCAAAAGGCATTCGCTGAGTGCCTTTGACAGAATCATTATCAATTCGGAGTAAAGGTGGAACAATGGCAAAACCGGACTGGGGGGCATTGCAAAATCAGTTCCTCACCGAGCATGCCAAGAGTAACGTTTCCCCCAAGGCATGGTGTGAGGCAAACGGACTAAACTACACATCAGCCCGCCGCTATATCAAATTACCTGCGCAAGGTGATGCGCAAATTGCGCAGAAGAAAGTGCGCAGTGCGCAGAGTGCGCAAAACAGTCAAACCCCAACTGCGCCTAAGGCCGGTGAGCCTGCCACTGGCAGTGAAGCAGCCAGCGACCGCCAAGAAAACCCAAGCCTGTTAAAACCTCAGCATGAACAGTTTGCGCAGAATATTGCGCAGGGCATGCCGGGGAAGGATGCTGCTGTCTGCGCAGGCTACGCACCAACGAACGCAGAATCTCAGGCCTCAGTGTTACTGCGACGGCCGGATATAAAAGCCAGGGTGAAGGAGCTGCGCAACGATGCCGCACTATTGGTTTCGTTCAACGCTGGACACCTGGCTGAGCTGTCGTACAAATCTGCGCAGCAGGCGCTGAAAAATCAAAAATTCGGACAGGTTGCACCGAACGTTAAAAATGCCGCGCAACTGACCGGCATCGACATGAGCACGAATAAAACCGAGGTGAATGTCGATCTGGCTGGGTTGAGTTACGGCAAGGTTTGCATTGTGACCCCGGCGAACTGCTCAGCTGACGTCTGGGCCGCTCACATGGAAAAGCTGCGCGAGGGAAAGCAGACAGCCCAGTCATAATTGACGGCGTTCTGTATGCCTTTAGTAGTGACTGGGCGACAGACGTTCTGTACGACGCCCCGATCGGTTCTGTGCGTTGGCGCTGGACATACGGCGGCCGTGGTGGTGGTAAGTCGGTAGAGATTGCGCGCGCTCTGGTTATTCATGGTGCCATCGACCCGATGATCATCCTCTGCGCGCGTGAGTTCCAAAACTCAATCGGTGATTCCGTGCTGGCGCTGCTGGAGGCAGAGATTTATGCGCTGGGCCTCAATCACTTCTACACCGTAAAAAATAACGAAATTACCGGGCGGAACGGCACCCGATTTACCTTCAAAGGTCTGCGCAACAATATTCAGTCCATTAAATCGATGTTCGGCATCAAAATTTGCTGGGTGGAGGAAGCGCAGACGGTATCGCAGGATAGCTGGGATATTCTCGGCCCTACGGTGCGTGCCAATAAGTCAGAGGTCTGGGTATCGTTCAACCCGAGGGAGGAAAGCGACCCGACCTATAAACTGATGACCAGGCACCAGGATGATCCGCCGGACGGTGGCGTGATTGTCCGCAAGGTCAACTACTGTGATAACGCCTTTTTCCCGGACGTACTCCGGCAGGAAATGGCGTATTGCAAGCGCATTGACTTTGAGGCCTACGAGCACATTTGGTTAGGGATGCCGCGAGCCATCAGTGAAGCGGTGATCTTCTCTGGCAAATATCGCGTAGAGGCATTTTCTGATGAGTTATGGCGTGAAGCTGATAGGTTGTTCTTCGGTGCAGACTTCGGTTTTGCTAACGATCCATCAACCTTGGTGCGCTGTTTCATTATCGGTAGAAAGCTCTATATCGAATATGAGGCATACGGTGTAGGCGTTGAGCTGGACGACCTGTGGAAGTTTTACGCAGGGAAGGAAGGCGCAACGGCCGATCAGTTAAGCCAGTGGAAAACCGGTGATGAGAAAAAGTATCCCGGCATTCCATTAGCCCGCAGATGGCCAATACACGGCGATGGCAGCCGCCCTGAGACGATCAGTTACTTATCCCGCCAAGGTTTCGTTATCGACGCTGCAGCTAAATGGCCTGGTAGTGTTGAAGACGGTATCGCGTATCTAAAAGGTTTTGAAGAAATCATCATTCATGAACGCTGCAAACACATGGTCGATGAGGCACGTCTCTACTCGTACAAAACCGACCGATTGACAGGTGAAGTGCTCCCCGTCGTTCTGGACAAGCACAATCACATGTGGGACGCGGTGCGTTACTCACTTGATGGCTACATCACCAGTGAGGGCGACTTGGGCGTATGGGCCGCACTCGGCAAACAGCATTAAGCCTGACAAATAGCCGTTTGGAGCAATAAAACGGCTATGCAAATTCACCCCCGATTTAAGCATTGTTTATGCAGTCCGTTTCCGGCCATTCCGACGATAAAACCACGATAAATCAGCCACTGAGAGCAATCAGCGGGTGAGTGCTGTCGCGTCGGGGCGCGTAACGGTCATTATGTTAAAAAGTCCCCAAAAACGACAATTTTCAGTGAGGGAAAGATGGCCCGCAAAAATCGCCGAAACGGCGCTAAAAAGCCCGTTGCGACTGCTGACGGGTATAACAATTTCCCCGCCAAGTTAGGCGCACAGGCACAAAATATCCAGTCCGCTGGCACCTACACGCCGGGGTATATCACCCGCAACAGAGTAATGCTGGAATTCGCCTACCGTTCATCGTTTCTGGTAGGTGCTGCCGTTGATGCTGTCGCTGACGACATGACCCGCAAGGGCATTAACATCAGCTCAAAGCTCAAGCCGGGGCAGAAAGGCCAGGTAGAAACCTTCTGGGATTCCGCAGCAGTCTGGGACGGCCTTAACGATTTGATTAAATGGTCGCGTCTGTACGGTGGTGCGGTACTTGTGGTGCTGATTGAAGGGCAAAACATGAGCACGCCTCTGAACCTCGACCGCATCAAAGAGGGGCAGTTCAAGGGGCTAATGTGCTTTGACCGCTGGCAGCTCGATCCGAGTTACAACGACCCGGTTACCGACTACGGACCAGAGTTTGGCAAGCCGAAGTATTACAAGGTGGTGACGAACCAGAAGGGGGTTCCCGCCTGGAATATTCACCACAGCCGCCTGATCCGCATGGATGGTGACTCACTGCCTTATCAGCAGTCGATAACAGAAAACGGCTGGGGCATGTCGGTTATTGAACGCATCTTCGAACGCATCGAAGGTTTCGACACCGCAACGGCTGGTGTGACGCAACTGATCCATAAAGCGCATTTGCGCACGTACAGCATTGAAGGGTTGCGCAAGATTCTGGCCACCGGTGGCGCGCTGGAAGAGGGGCTGATGAAGCACATGGACATGATCCGTGAGTTCCAGACCATCGAAGGCATGACCCTCATGGACAAAAACGATGAGTTCGCGACGCACAGCTACTCGTTCTCTGGCATCGCTGATGTCATCTTGCGCTTTGCTGAGCAGGTTTCCGGTGCCACAGGCATTCCCCTGGTGCGTTTGTTCGGTCAGTCTCCATCCGGTTTCAGCACCGGTGACGGGGATCTGGAGAACTACTACAGCCGGATTAACTCGCTGCAGGAGCGCCGTTTACGTCGTCATATTCGCTGGCTCATGGATATCACCTGGCGCTCGCAGTTCGGTGAAAAGCTGCCGGAGGATTTTTCCTTCGAGTTCAATAAGCTCTGGGAGATGTCGGATACCGACCGCGCGACGATGGCAAACAACGTGGCCAGTGCGCTTGCAACGGCCGTTCGTGATATTGGCATGTCGCCTGCAGCAGCACTGAACGACCTGCGCAACCTGTCTGACGTGATCGGCATTGGCGGTTCTATCACCGACAAGGATATTGAAGATGCGAAGTCGCAGTATGCGGAGTCTGAATCTGAAACCGGCCCTCCACCGGCGTTCGGAAATCCAGTATCAGAAAAGCCTACTGGGGATAGTCAGCCAAATAAACCAAATCGTAACTGGCTCCTACGATGGTTCCCAGGCCAGCGCTGATACAGCCGCCGATCACCTCATTGATTACTCACACGTGTTGGACGACTGGGCCGCAATGGTGGGTCAGAAAATGTTTCTGCAGGTGGAGCGCGAAGAGTGGAACCAGTGGAAATCGGTATCACAGCAGATTTCCGAGGGGCTACGGGATGTAGTCGGTAACACTCCGATCGGCCAGGTGACGCAGGACATTGTCTACCGGCAAATCCAATTAATGAAGTCCCTGCCACTGGAAGCCGCCGATCGCGTCCGAGATATACAGCAACGCGCGATAGAGGCAACCATCAACGGCGAGCGCCCCGACGCGCTGTACGAAATGATTATGCAGTCAGGCGACGTAGCGGCCGGTAGAGCAAGGATGATTGCCCGTACTGAGATAGGGCGCGCAACTGGAGCTCTGACACAGGCGCGTGCGCTGTCAGTTGGTTCTGAGGGTTACTGGTGGGAGATAGAGGGAACTGGCACCAGGCCATCCCATAAAGAAATGAAAGGGAAATTTGTGAGGTGGGATGACCCGCCCACATTAGATGGAATGACAGGCCACTGCGGTGCACTGCCAAATTGTAAATGTTGGCCGAGAGTGAAGGTTCCCGAGCCTCGAAAGTGATAAAATAACGGCTCCCATGCTGCTGTAACAGCGTGAGAGCCTAACCATTACTTAATCGAGGTAAATAATGGCTGAAAATAGTTTAGCGAAAGACCTGACCGGCCTCAAATTTGGCAGGTGGAGAGTTATCAGTCGCGCGGAAAGGTTAGACCACGGGCATAGATACTGGCTGTGTGAATGCGAATGTGGCAATACCAAATCTCTACGCGGGACCATGTTAACTTCCGGGGCATCTGAAAGCTGCGGCTGCCTGAGGAATGAATTAACCTCAGCGCGCTCTAAAAAGCACGGTGCTACCCGGTCGCCGACCTATGTGAGTTGGCAGTCGATGAGATCCCGTTGCAACAAATCTGATGATCTACATTACCCCCTATATGGCGGCAGAGGCATTAAGGTTTGTGGCAGGTGGGACGCTTTTGATAATTTCCTGCATGACATGGGCGAAAGGCCATCAAACGCGCACAGCATAGACAGGATTGATGTCAATGGTGATTACACTCCTGACAACTGCCGGTGGGCAACAGCAAAAGAGTAGGGGCTAAACCGTAGGGACACCCGGTGGATCACATATAAAGGCGATACACTATCGACCAAAGATATGGCAGAAAAATACGGCATCCCAAGGACTACATTGCGCCGAAGAATTGATTCAGGGTGGAGTGTTGAAAGAGCTATTGAAACTCCTCCTGACGTAAGCAGAAAGAGAAAATAATAACCCCATAGAGGTCGCGATAAGCGGCCTTTTTCAATGCCCGCCATTCAGCAGGTAACCCATGAAATATTTCTTCACGACCCGCCTGGGCGAAACCCGCTATCAGCTGGCGGATGACTCACTGCTGTGTAAAGACGTGCCGATCGCTCGCACCGGCGTGCAAACGTACCTGCCCGAGGAGATAGACCTGGATCCGGGACTGGATGGCCTGGTGCACGTCTACCGCACCGAAGACGAAGTTTTCTCTCCTGAAACCATAGCGAGTTTCGAGGGGGTGGCTGTCACGGTAGGACACCCGGAAGACGATGAAGGCAATATCGTTTTTGTTAACCCATCCAACTTTTCGGAGCTGGCACACGGTCATATCCAGAACGTCCGTCGTGGCACTGGTGACCAATCAGATTTGCTGATCGCCGATGTGTTGGTGAAGCGGCAAGAGGCCATCGACGGGATTAACTCAGGACTAACCGATGTCAGTTGCGGTTACGACGCGCAGTACAAGCAGTTGTCGCCCGGAAAGGGCAAACAATACCAAATCACAGGAAACCATCTGGCTGTCGCTATTGATCGCGGTCGGGCTGGTGGCCGTTGTGCTATCGGGGATTCTGCCCCATCAACCAAAAAGGAGAAGCCGATAATGTCATGGCTTAAAAACCTGGCTAAGGCCATTAAAACGAAAGATGAGGACGCGCTGAATAAACTCATCGACGAAGCGCCGGAGTTGCCATCTGACGGCATGGGCTCCATCCCCGGTTCCACTATCAACATTAACATGCCTTCGCAGGCAACATCGCTGCCAGCAGAGAACCGCACGACCACCGATGAAGATCCAGAAGACCCAGCGAAAACCGGTGATGCAGAAGTGCCTGAGTGGGCAAGCGCCATCCTGTCTCGACTGGACAAGCTGGAAGGTAAAACCACCGACGCTGATCCGGACGATGACACGCCTACGGGTGATGAAGACGCCGAGGAAGATAAGAAGGTAACCGGTGATGCTGCGTTCAAGCGCAACATTATTGCCGACGCTGAAATTATCTGTCCAGGATTCCAGCCAAAAGGTGACAAAGGCCTCAAGCGTCAGGTGCTTAACCATGCTTTGCGCACAGGCGACAGCATGAAAGCGTTCGGTGTTGAAGACTTCACCAAGGCACCAAAGGCGACGGTTGACGCTGCGTTTACCGCTGCGTTGGAGATCCGCAAGGTTCAAAACAAAATGGCGCCGCCATCACTTGTCACCCGGACTGTAGACGGTGCCCCAACAACAAAACACATGTCCCCGGCCGAGCTGAACAAGCTCAACGCCGATTTCTGGAAAAATCGCAAATAAGGTAATCAACATGGCAGGAAATGCATATCTGTACCGGATGCCTATGGGTATTGCCGGCGCTATCACTCGTCCCCGCGACGCCACCGTTGAACCGGTAACCCTGGACTACCAGAAGCAATTTGCTTCCTACGGGCTGGCGGGAAAATACGTTGGTGACAAATTCGTCCCGTTGGCCTCTGGCGACACCATCGACAAGGTGAAAGGGATTCTGGTTCGTCCGTACCCGATTACCTCTTATGCCGACCTGGCTTATTTGGGCGTTAATGTTAACCAGGTGGGCGACAACCTGAAACGCGGCTACATCTGCGTGAAAGTCACTGCTGGTACCGCGCCAAGCGCCAAGAAAGGTGACCCGATTTATGTCCGTGTTGCTGCTGGCACTACGGGAAGCCCTGTAGGGACGTTTGTGCTGACACCAGACGCCACTGCCGAGAACACACCTCAGTTGCCAAATGCTGAGTTAATGGGCCCAGGTGAAGCCGATGGCCGTGTTGAAATCGCCTATAACATCTAAGGAATTCTGAATGTTTACTGTAGACCGAGCCACCATTGACTCCTCCGGCGCTTTCCTCGTCGGTGAACTGGAGCGCATGGATCAAACGCTGAACATGCCGCTGACGTCCCAAAAGTGGACGCGCGACATGCCACTGCGTAGCGACATTTCTATCGCAGATGAAGTGTCTTCCTTTACCAACTCAGACTTCGCCAGCGTTGGCGGCCCGAACCCACACGGCAAAAACTGGATGGGTAAGAAAGCGACTGCAATTCCTGGTATCGACCTAGATATCCAACCGACTCGTAACAACCTGACCCCGTGGGCACAGGAAGTAGGTTGGACAGTTTTAGAATTGGCCTCTGCTCAGAAAATGGGACGTCCGATCGACGTGCAAAAGTATGAAGGCATGCGAATGAAGTGGAACATGGACACTGATGAGCAAGTGTACATCGGAGATAGTGAGCTGGGTGTTCCTGGATTGCTTAACCTGCCAACTGTAACTCCCACCGCTGCTGCTGCCGCCTGGACTGCAACCACTGACCCTGATGTGATCGTTCAGGATATTAACCTGGTGCTGATTGATGCTTGGGTGCGCTCTGGTTATGCCGTTTGCCCGGCAAAAATCGGTTTGGCACCTGAGTTGTTCGGCCTGTTGGCCAGCAAGAAGGTTTCTTCTGCCGGTAACATCTCTGTTCTGGAATACGTGAAGATCAACACCATTGCATTCCAGGAGAACGGCGAATCGTTGGAAATCGTCTCCATGAAGTGGGCTTCTAAACGCGGTGCTGGTGGCGCGCATCGTATCGTCGCTTATACCCAGGACGAAAAGTTTGTGCGCTTCCCTATGGTGCCACTGCTGAGCACTCCGCTGGAGTATCGCGGTATGCAGCAGCTCACCGTGTACTACGGCAAATTGGGCCAGGTGGAAACCCCGTATTCCAATACGATTTCTTATCTGGATGTTCCGGCAGCCTGATAACCGATGGCGGGGAAACCCGCCAACTCATGGAGTAACAAAATGAAATACATCGTATCTGCAGCCGCTTCACTCAGCTTTGCCGACGGCACAAAATTTGAATTATCACCAGGGATCCATGATGGTTTCCCGGCGAAGGTCAAAGAGCACTGGGCATTCAGCGCTTACGTAGCACCTCTGAATGAATCAGATCTGGAACAAGAGCAGCAATCTGTCGATTTATCTTTGCGTGTTGCCTCGCTGGAAGGTGAAGTAACCGACCTGCAGAAGCTGCTGGCGTTGGAAAAAGACAAGGTTGCTGAGCTGACCGAACAGCGTAATGCGTGCGATCAGACCATTGACGAGCACCTGGCCACTATCGCCGACCTGCAGAATCTGCTGGCAGAAAAGGAACCCGTTAAAGAGCCTGACGGTGAAAAAGGGGCCGAGAATGCCAAAAAACAGCCTGCTGCCAACAAATGATAAATTTCGCGAAGACTTCCCCGAGTTTGCTGACAAAACCCGCTATCCCGACGCCGCAGTAAATTTCTACCTTGGCCAGGCCGACATCATCCTCAATCAGGACGTGCTGAGTGATCAGTTCGTGTATCTCGCTGAGCTTTTTACAGCGCATTACACTGAGCTGCGCGGGCGCGCACTGGCTGGGGCTTCTCTCGGCATGGTCAACAGCAACGGCTCTGCTGGCGTGGCGACATCCAAATCGGTCGATAAGGTCAGCGTCAGCTATGACGTGTCTGGGGTGATTAACCCGGATGCCGGCTTCTGGAATAACACCGGTTATGGCCGTGAATTCTTCTGGTGGTGGTCGATGTTCGGAGCGGGTGGGAGGCAGTTGCTATGAAAAGCGGGCTCAAGGTCAGGAAGGATAATGCCGAATCAGTTTTGTCCTCCCTGCGCTCACTTTCAAAAATGGATGTGCTGGTGGGCATACCAGAGGCCAACGCGACGCGTGAGGACGGGGAAGCCCTGAACAACGCGGAGATCGGGTATCTACAGTCTACTGGCGCCACGGTGCAGCTTGGCGGCCAGACCGTCACGCTGCCGCCACGGCCGTTTTTGGATATGGGTATCGAGGACACCAAGCAGCGAACCACTGAACACCTGAAGGCGGCGGCCGTGGCTGCTCTGAACGGTAAAGCGGAGGCGGCGCAGCGAGAACTTGAAAGCGCTGGACAGATTGCGCGTGATGGCGCCAAGGCTGTTATCGGCTCTGGTGATCGACTTCATCCGCTATCGGATGCGACGAAGGCCAACCGCCGCGCTCAAGGCCTTCCCGGCGATAAGCCACTCTATGCCCACGGCTACCTATTGCGCTCAATCACCTACGTGGTAAGGAGTAAGTAATGCCGCTTCTCGATGTGACCGAGGTGCTGCTCGACCCGGATTTTGTCGATTTCTCTCTGGTTTGCCGTCGGCAGATACAGACGACGGACGATGACAACTTTCCGATCAACACCCCTCAGGAAATCCCGTTCACCGGCGTAGTAACTGTCGATCGCTCTCTGGAAGCAAGGCGTATGGCTGCCGGCCAGAACATTAACGGTGCCATTCTTATCGTGACGCAATTCAGGCTCACTCAGGGCCGCAAGAGCGCCGCTGATGGCCCAAATCTTGATGCCGACCTTGTCGTTTATAACGGCGGACTGTATCGGGTAACGTTTGTCGATCCGTACACCCGCTATGGCGCCGGTTTTGTTCAGGCCCACTGTGAGCTGGTGGGGCAGGAAGGGGGCTAAGTGAGTAACGACAGCACAACACCCGGATATCTCACTCCGACTGGTAACGGCCCTGCCTACGACGAGGAACTGGAGCGACTACTTAGTCGCTGGATCCGTGGAGTGACTGGGCTGGATAAAAACGTCGTCTATCCCCGCTGGACTGACCCACAAATCCAGATACCGAAAAACGGAACCACCTGGTGTGCGTTCGGCATTACCAGTCTGCCTGATGATATGTATCCGGCACATGTTCAGGGAGATGAAAGTGCCGAGCAGTGGTCGCATGAAACTATCGAAACTCTATGTTGCTTCTATGGCCCGCAGGGGATGTCTGTCGCGACTCAATTCCGTAATGGGCTGTTTGTCTCGCAGAACAACGACGAACTGCAAAAAATCGGTCTGACCCTGTTGGATTGCGGTCGGATATTAAACCTTCCAGAACTCATCAATAACCAGTGGGTGCGACGGTATGACATCGCCGTGCGCCTGCGCCGCAAAGTGATCCGCGAATACGACATCAAGTCGCTGGTGGATGCATCTGTTAAATTCTTCGGAGAATAATTTATGGCACAGGGATTACCTGTCCGTAACGTCGTCGGCGTCACGGTAAATATGGCCTTGCGCGCGGCGCAGGCTCGAAACTTTGGTTCGCTGTTGATTATCGGCTCTTCAGTTGTGATCGACGCCAGCGAGCGGATGCGCGCCTATTCCGGCATTGCTGGTGTGCAATCTGACTTCGGTATTCAGGCACCGGAGGCAATGGCTGCGCAGGTCTACTACTGGCAGCGGCCACAACCGATCGACCTGTATGTCGGCCGCTGGGTGAAAGAGGACACCGCTGCGGTGCTGCGTGGGGCAATCCTGAACACGGCGCAGCAGGCAATGACCAACTTTACAGCCGTAACAGATGGCGCGATGAAAATCAGCGTCGATGGCACGGTTAAAACGGTTTCCGGCGTGGACCTGTCGGCAGAAACAAATCTGAACGGCGTCGCTGCCCGCGTGGCGGAAAAGCTGACCACGGCGACCGTCGTCTGGGATGCGAACAACGCGCGCTTTGTGGTGACATCGAAAACCACAGGCGAGGCGTCCGCGGTTAGCTATGCGACACCTAACGCCACGGGCACCGATATTTCTGTGCTGATGGGGATCCTTGAGGGCACCGGAGCGAAAGCTATCGCCCGGCAGCCGGCGGAAACTATTGAGGAGTGCGTCGCGAAATTTATCGACTTCTCATCGAAGTGGTACGGTCTGTTTATCGCCGATACGATCACTGATGACCAGGTGTTGGCTGTTGCTGAGCAGATCCAGTCCGACAGCGTTTCGCGCATCTACGCCCACACCACGCAGAACACCGCCGTGCTGGATGCAGACAACAACACGGACATTGCCAGCCGCCTGAAAGCGGCGTTCCTTGGCACTACCTGTGTGCAGTACTCCAGCCATAGTCCTTACGCCGCCGTGTCGATTCTGGGCCGTGCCTTTACTGTCAACTTTGCCGGCTGGCGCACAACAATCACTATCAAGTTTAAGCAAGAGCCGGGGATTGTTGCTGAAACGCTGACTCAAACCCAGGCGCTGACGCTACAGGCGAAAAACTGCAACGTGTTTGTCAATTACGACAACGACACAGCCATTTTGCAGGAAGGGGTGATGTGCAACGCCGATTTCTTCGACGAACGCCACGGCTTGGACTGGCTGCAGAACTACGTCCAGACCAACTACTACAACCGTCTTTACACCAGTGCGACGAAAGTCCCGCAGACCGATGAAGGTATCACCGATCTACTGACCAACGTCGAGGCATCACTGGCGCAGGGTGCGGATAACGGTTTGATTGCTCCGGGTGTCTGGGGTGGTGACAGTTTCGGCGCGTTGAGCAATGGCGACACGCTGACCAAGGGGTATTACACCTATGCACCACCGATTGCCCAGCAGGCACAGGCAGAGCGTGAGGCACGTAAAGCACCGGTAATGCAGGTTGCGATCAAACTGGCCGGCGCTGTGCATTTTGGCGACGTCATCATCAACGTTAACCGCTAAGGAGCCGGTAAATGTCAACGTATAGTTTTTTGGACGTATCGGCCAATATCACCGGCGTCGGCGGTTCAATTGACCTCGGCAACGGCGCGGCGACTTCCGACGAGGGGATCACCATCACCATGTCGGAAAACAAGAACACCATGGTGACCGGTGCTGACGGTGAGGTGATGCACAGCCTTCATGCGAGCAAATCCGGCACGATTACTGTCAGTCTGCTGAAAACCAGCCCGGTGCACGCCAAATTATCGGTGATGTACAACGCCCAGTCTCTTTCCTCTGCGACATGGGGAAACAACGTCATCGTGGTACGTAACAAATCCAGTAATGACGTCACCACCGCGCGGAGCGTGGCTTTCCAGAAACAACCAGATCACACGAACGCCAAAGACGGTAACACCGTCGCCTGGGTATTCGACTGCGGCAAGATTGACCAACTGCTCGGCACGTTTTAAGGGGTAATACATGGAATTTGAAATTAAGGGTGAGAAGTACAGCGCGGTGAAGCTGGGCGTATTCGACCAGTTGAAAGTCTCTCGCAAACTGCTGCCGGTGCTGGCGGGGATTCTGGGCGAACTGAAGGGTGGGAAAATCACTATTGAATCAGCGCTTCCGATCATCGCTCAGTCTATTGCCGACCTAAAGGAGGAAGACTGCAACGCCATCATCCACCCATGCCTTGCGGTGGTGTCGCGGAAGAACGGAAAAAACTTTAACGCCGTATTCACCGGCGGCCAGCTGATGTTTGATGACATCGATCTGATGACCATGCTGCAGATTGTCGGCAAGGTGGTTGGGGACTCGCTGGGAAATTTTTTGCAAGAACTCCAAGGCAGCGAGAAGGACGACCACACGGAGGAATAACGCTGGACGTTCTGCCGGGCGGTGAGGATTACATCATGCGGCCTGTAGATGCGGGTATGTGCAATTTTGAGGCGCTCAAGGACGGGCGCATTGACCTCTACGACATTGCACTGATGAATGATTATCTGGACCTGAAAGCCGATAACGAAGCGAAGATAGAGAAGTGGAGACAGGACAATGAACGCTGAAACCATCAAGGACTTTCTGATCTCGCTGGGCTTCGAAATCGACTCTGCCGGCGAGCGGAAATTTTCTGCCGTCGTCGCTGGCGTTACGGCGAACGTGCTCAAAATGGGTGTGGCGGTAGAAGGAGCCGCGCTGTCAGTCATTGCCTTTACTACGAAGGTCGCCCAGGCGTCCGACAAACTGTATTGGGCATCACAGCGCACTGGTGCATCCGTAGCAGGCATCCGCGCGCTGGGTTACGCCGCTTCACAAACCGGTTCCGATGCTGCCGCGGCGCAGGGCTCATTGGAAAGCCTTGCACGCTTCATACGTAATAACCCAGGGGCCGAAGGATTCCTGAACCGCCTGGGCGTGCAGACGCGCGGCGCGAACGGGCAGATGCGCGACACCGCTGCCATCTTTACCGGTGTAGGCGACAAACTGCGCAGCATGCCGCAGTACCGTGCCAATCAGTATGCGCAGATGCTGGGCATTGATGAAAACACGCTGCTCGCAATGCGCCGGGGGATTTCCGGATTTACGGCAGATTATCAGGGCATGCTGAAAGCTGTTGGTCTGGACTCGGACAAGGCAGCCGCACAATCCAATAAATTTATGACATCCATGCGCAGCCTGACGGCTTTGCTGGGCATGGCAAAGGACAAGATAGGCTCTGACCTCGCCGGAGGGCTTAGCGGCTCGCTGGACTCGCTACGCAAGCGCATCATGGACAACTTCCCCAAGATAGAGGGCTTCATCACCAAAACGGTGAAGGGGGTTCTCTGGCTGGCGGAAGTATTTGGGCGAATGCTCTACCGCGGCTATCAGGCAATCGACAAGGTGATCGAGTGGTGGAAAGGGCTTGATACCGAGTCTAAAAAACTATTGGGAACCTTTGGTGCGTTACTGGTGGCCTGGCGCATGTTAAATAGCGCGTTCCTGATGTCGCCTATCGGCATGATCACCGCTTTGGTGGTCGCCATGGGCTTGCTCTGGGACGATTATCAGACGTGGAAAGAGGGCGGCAAGAGCCTGATTGACTGGAAAGCGTGGGAGCCAGCAATTACCCAGGCGAAAGCGGCGATAATCTGGCTGCGTGACAAACTGCTCGATCTCAAAGATGCCGTGGGTGGATGGAAAACGGCTCTGGAAATCTTGGCTGGGTTTATCGCGGTAAGCTGGGCAGCAAAAATGATTGGCGCCATCAGCTCTGTGACAAAAAGCGTCGGCGGTCTGTCCAAAGCCTTTAAAGGAATTGGCCGAGCAGGGGTGATTGGTGGGGCGCTGGCGCTAGAGGAGTATGTCGCCAAGCCGCTTGAGGAAAAATACCCCTGGCTGAAAAACAACGTTGTCGCGAATCTCCTCAACAACTTGCCGGGCAGCGATACGGTGGACGAATGGGGCCGCAAGCTGCTGCCATGGCGCCAGGGAGAGGCGGCGCAACACGGCCAGTCGGTGCGCCGGCCGCAGGCCACCAAGGCGGGGGCCGCGTTGCTGGGATGGCTGCAACCAAAATTGACGCAGCTCGAGGCATTGTACAACCTGCCGGCTGGCCTACTGCGCAGCGTCGCGTTGACGGAGTCAGGCGGTAATCAGTTCGCTGTTTCCGGTGCCGGCGCGAAAGGCTTATTCCAGTTTATGCCTGGAACGGCCCGAGATATGGGACTGCGCGGCGACGACGTATTCGACCCGTCCAAGTCGGCGGCGGCCGCGGCGCGCTATCTTGGCATGCTGCTGCGCATGAACGGCGGCGACTTGGATAAAACGCTGGCTTCCTACAACTGGGGGATCGGCAACGTTCAAAAGCACGGCATGGATCTGATGCCGGCGGAGACGCGGAACTACATCCCGAAAGTGCGCAGCAATATGCCGGGTGCCGGCGGCGCGACGGTACAGCAAGAAACCAACATCCATATTCACGGCGTAAGTGACCCAGCGCGCGCCGGGATGGAAGTCGCTGACCGTCAAACCGGTGTTAATTCCCGCCTTACCCAGCAACTCTATGCGAGGCCGCAATAATGGATATTCTCTCCGTTCTGTTTTCACAGCAGACCCGGAAGATCGGCGCCATTGTCCCCAGTGTTGCGATTTCAGAAAAGCACAGCGACACGCTGGAAATCACTGAGCACCCGATCGAGGATGGCGCTCCGGTCAGCGACCACGCCTACAAGCGACCTCCTGAAGTGACGATGGAACTGGGCTTTGCTGGTGGAGGTTCGCTACTGGATGGGGTAGACACTACGCAGATGTTGAATCTAAATAGTGGGCTGTCTCTCGGTACCGGCCCGCGTGAGGTTTATCAGCAGTTGGTGGCGTTACAGGAAAGCCGAATTCCTTTTGATGTCACCACCGGAAAACGTCAGTATCAGAACATGCTGATCAAGTCGCTGGATGTCACCACCGACAAAATCAGTGAGAACGTACTGATGTGTTCGCTCACGCTACGAAATGTCATTATTTCCCGCACCCATAGCGTTTCGGTAGCCGATAAATCCAATATGGCCGATGGCGCCAGCACGTCAGCGGTGCAGAACTCCGGCACGAAATCTGCCAAGCCGGTTAATGAAAGTTTGCTCTCCCAGGCGCAGCGTGGCGTTCTGGGTGTGTTGGGAGGATTTGGATGAATATTCAGGAAATTCCCCTGACACCTGATAATCAGCAATTCGGGATCACGCTTGGCGGCCAACAGATGAATATGCGGCTCACCTGGCGTGATGAAGCTGGCTGGATCCTCGACCTTATGGATAGCGCTGGAGGTGCGCTGGTGAACAGTATTTCGTTGGTGCCTGGCGCGAACCTACTGGCGCAACATGCACATCTGGAGTTCGCCGGTGCGCTGGTCGTCATGGTTGACAATAACGAACCGGAACTGCCGACGAAAACCAATCTGGGTATTGGCAGCCATCTTTACTATGTGCAGGGGTAGGCCATGAGTCAGAACTGGATGCGCCATTTTGAGCTGCAGCTGCTCGACCAGCAGGGTAGCGGCATTAGCCTTTCAGATTTTAAAGTCACGTTTCGCATTGAGTGGGCCGATACGAAATGGCCGCGTGTCGCCAACATAAAAATTTACAACCTGTCACCCGATACCCAGAACCGCATTCTGGGCAGCGAGTTTTCCAAGATTCGAATGATTGCCGGTTACGATGGGATCGCGCCGGATGCAGACGCCAATCAGGTCGGTGTGGCGCGCCCGGTGGACCCGGTGAAACCCGGACAGCGTGACGGGCAGAACTTCGGGATGATTTTTGAGGGTGATCTCCGTTTTACAATCACCGGCAAAGACAACCCCACTGATTCCTGGGTGCTTATTCAGGCCGTGGGCGATCATGAGGCATTTCTCTATGCGACGGTGAACACGACTCTCGCCGCCGGCTACACGGTGGCTGACATGTACAATGTGGCGCTGAAAAGCTTTGGGGCCTACGGTATCACCCAAGGGATCACGGGAACTTTCCCAGACACGGTTTTCCCCAGAGGGTTGTCGTTGTTCAAGTCTGCGCGCGACGTTATGGACTCGGTTGCAGGCATGTGTAAGGCCACTTGGCAGTTGATCGACGGCCAGTTGCAGATGGTTAACGAGGATAAATACATTCATGAGGCCATTGTGCTAAACAGCAATACCGGGCTGATCGGTATGCCACAGCAGACGATGGGCGCTGGTGTTAACGTGCGTTGCCTCATCAACCCGAACATTCGCATTAACGGCCTGATCCAACTCGACCAGGCATCGGTATACCGTGTCGCGCTTTCCGATAGTGAAGTTGCTCAGTCTGGTGGACGCATCAGCGAAACCGACCAGAACGGAAACCGGGTTGTTACTGGTAGCCTGCAGCAGCCGGCCAGCGTTGCGACGGATGGCGTGTATATCGTGAAAGCGATCGACTATACTGGCGACACAAGGGGCCAAGCGTGGTACATGGATTTAATGTGCTTTGCGCGCGGCTCGGCAGATTTGCAAACTAGCGCTACCGTTAATCGGACCACTTAAACGATATGAAAATTAAAAAACTCGTTTCTATATTTATTATCTGTCAGTCACTTTCTGGGTGCGGTTTGGCCCAGAAAATGGAATCAGACAAACAGTATAAAGAACAGAAAAAAGAGGCTGTGTTTTCGAGTTCTGGGATGAAAGCACTGGAGTATGTTCTAAAAGATGACAAGATAACGGCAAGTGAAGGTGGGGAGTCGCTATGTAAAGGTGGTTGCTCGCTTAATGATGCAATAGATAAAGCAAATAATAATGCGTTAGGTATAACTGCATTCTATGTTGCAATACATGATTATGATGGGAAAGCACCTTCGCTGTATAAAATTGAAGACCCATCAGTTAGAAATCCAACAATGGCGGAAATACTGAACCGTTTCTCTGCTGTTTTTGGTTCGAGTATTTTATCAGATACAGGTCATTCATCAGACTTGTATCGTGATTTTTCCAAAGATCGTGAGTTTTTGGGCCTTAACAATGTTAGTGAGCTGGATTTTAAAAAATCAATCGCTGAACTCTATAAAAGAAGGAATGAATTTGTTATTTCGATTAGTTCCATGAGAGATCAAGCTAGATATAATGCTGAGCAGATTGAAGTAAAAAGAATGGCGGATTATGACAAAGTCAATCCTGAGTTTGCTGTAACTGAACTTGGCAATGTTATTTCTATTGAGAAGGCCCCTGCTCTGAGAAAGGCATTTAATAGCATGCCTTTCGTAACACGAACACCAAACTCCACCGATCCGAGACAAGTCTATGCAAAAATCGGAAAGTATAAGCTAACTCTAAATCAAGTCGAAATTTCCACAAAAGAGCTATTGACAGAGTGTCAGCGGGTTTCAGCATACACTGGACTGGAGATCGAAAACCCATGCTTTAACCAAGTTGGAAATGGATTGTCTAATTTTGCTTCGATAATTAAAAACAAGAGCATTCCTGACTTAACGAAAAATACTGCACTTGGAGAAGCGACTTTTGGACGCATCATTGATTTTGACCATGCGGCCAGACTAGCCAAAATGCATCAAGAAATGTGTTCTCGGAAAAATAACTCCGGATATGCGGCAATGGTGACCGTGGCTGTTCCATGCAGTGGTCATGGTGATGTGTTGTATATATCAGTAGCAGAGAAAGCGGGGCTTCTATAAGCGCCCCCCTGTTGGCATACCAGACCCGCTTCGGCGGGTTTTTTTATGGGAAAAATTCATGCCTGTATCACTCCAATCTCAGATCGGCGACAAGCAACAGGCCGACCAGGCGCTAGCTGCGGCCATCAGCGCAGGAATGCGCGTATCAATCCCCGGCATCATCCAATCCTTTGACGCTGACGCGGTGACTTGCGTAGTGCTGCCGGCGGTGAAAGGTTACGAGCCGGAGAGCGCTGGAGGCGGCAATTCAGCCAGTCTGCCGCTACTGGTAGACATCCCGGTTACTTTCCCGCGCGGCGGAGGTGTCACGCTTACGTTTCCGGTTAAGGCTGGCGATGAGTGCCTTATTGTGTTTGCTGACCGTGGCATCGATTTCTGGTGGCAAAACGGCGGCGTGCAGGAGTCGGGCGCCGAGAGAATGCACGATCTATCCGATGCCTTCGCGATTGTCGGCCCGCAGTCACAGGCACAGAAAATCAGCGGTATCAGTACCAGCGCCGCACAACTGCGCACTGACGACGGTGCGGCCTTTATTGAGCTAAACCCTGGTAGCCACGCGGTGAACGTCACCACCTCAGGAAAGCTGACCGCCAGCGCGCAGGGCGGCACGGAGATTAACTCCCCCGAAATCGTGCTCAATGGCAACGTGACCATCAACGGCAACCTGTCGCAGGGCATGGGCGATGGCGGCGGTACGGCGACGATGCTGGGGCCAGTGAGCGTGACCAACGATGTCAAAGCCGGTGGGAAGAGCCTGATGGCTCATAAACATCGTGAACATGACGGGCCTGAGACGAGTGAGCCGCTATGAGATACCGCAAAGAAGACAAGAACGGCGATTACAGCTTCGGGCGCGGCGAGGGCGATTTCTTCATCAACACGCCCGAGGCGGTGGGCATGGCGGTGATCAGCCGCCTGCAGTTGCGAAAGGGCGAGTGGTTCCTCGATACCACTGCCGGCACCGACTGGACGCAGATACTCGGTAAATACACGTCGGGCCTCTACGACATCGTGATCCGTGAGCGCATCCTCGGTACGCCGAATGTGACCGAGATAGTTGAGTACCAGAGCCAACGCGACGTAGAAACCCGCGACTTGCTGGTCACCGCCACCCTAAACACCGCCTTCGGGCAAACCTCGGTAACCACCTATGTATGAAGACATTATCGATTCGATGCTGCCAAAAATAACGGCGGCAGGGATGAGCACGCCTGAATTCCAGACCATCCTCACCGGTTGGCAGACAATTTTTCGCGGTATCTATGGCGATGACATCTACATCGAGCCAGACAGCAAAGACGGCGTGCTGTTGTCGCTGATCGCCTACGCGATGCACGGCGGCAACAATGCGGCGATCGCAACCTGGAATGCGTTTAGCCCGGTGACAGGCATCGGCGCGGGGTTGGCGAGTAACGTCAAAATCAACGGCATCAGCCGCAAGGCGCCGTCAAATTCCACGGTTGATGTGAAACTGATCGGCCAGGTTGGCATAGTCATCAGAAATTCCTCAGTACGCGACAGCGCCGGGAACCTCTGGGATTTACCTGCAGAGGTAGAACTCGACATTCACGGTCAGGCGGTGGTAACCGCAACGGCGCAGAAGGCTGGCGCCATCACTGCACTACCTGGCGATGTTTCGCAAATTGCTACACCAACGCGCGGCTGGCAGTCCGTCACGAACCCTGAAGCGGCCACCGCCGGTAAACCGGTGGAAACTGATGCGGAACTGCGACAGCGGCAGGCGCTCAGCGTCGCGCTACCGTCCCGAACCGTCATGGAGGGACTCGTAGGCGCCATTGCCAATATCACTGGCGTGACGCGTTATAAGGGCTACGACAACGACACTTCGGAAACCGATGATAACGGTGTTCCAGCGCATGCGGTTTCGATGGTGGTGGACGGCGGCGACGCTGAAGAGATTGCCCGGATTATCGCGATAAAAAAATCACCTGGCGCGCCGACGTTCGGGACGACGACGGTGATTGTTAAGGATGCCTACGCCGTAGACAAGTCGATCCATTTTTTCCGGCCGACTAAAGTCCCGATTTACGGGGCTATCAAAATTAAGGTGCTTCCTGGCTACACCAGTGACATCGGCGAGGACATCAAAAAAGCCGTGTCCGACTACATCAACACGCTGTACATCGGCGACACCGTTTATTTTTCGCGGCTCTACGTTCCTGCCACGCTGGGAAACGCCGCCAGCGGGAAAACCTACGACCTGATGACCGTGAGCATTGGCAAAGATGCGGTCACGATGCGCGAGGCTAATATTCCGATCCTGTTTAACGAGTCTGCGACCTGTTCGCCGGAGAATATCGCAATTATCACGGTGGCATAATGACCAACAAATACACCGCATTAATTCCCGCCTATCACTGCCAGTTTCCCAAGTATTACGCCACTGTCAACTCTGTTACTGAGGCATTCACTCGCCAGCAGGAAAGCATACGGGCCATCGTATCGGCGTTTGATCTCGACGATGCCGTCGGCTTTCAGCTTGACGTCGTCGGCTTGTGGGTGGGACGCGGGCGACGCATACGTGCGCCAGCAGTGAACCATTATTTTTCATTCGATGATCCAGAGCTGGGTTTTGATCTGGGGAGTTGGAAAGGGCGCTATGACTCCGGAGATGAGTATATCGATCTGGATGATGACACATACCTAACCGTGTTGCGTGCCAAGATTGGTGCTAACAACTGGGACGGCACTGTAGAAACACTGCCCGCGGTGCTGGCGTCAATTTACCCGGAGGGCGGTATCGTTATCTCTTTTTCAGACAATCTCGACATGAGCATGACGATCACTGCGCGCGGTGCTGCAATACCAGCAATTACCAAAGAAATTATTCGGCAAGGTTATCTCTCGATTAAACCGATGGGGATTACCGTCAACTATGAAGTCGTGGAGGGATAAATGGCGAAGAACGAATTTAAACCGTTTGCCATCGGTGAATATGCGAACGTTCTGACGCAGGAAGAATATGAGGCACTTCCTGCTGTCGGAGCTGGTTTCAACTCAGGGATAGCTAAAAGTGAGCAACTAAATAAGGTTTGGCGGCAATCAACAGTGATGGCTGCAGTGCTTGCGGGATTTATAGCTGAACAGTCTGGTGACGATGTGCTGGATGATGGAAATTTAGCAAAGATTAAAGATTCTCTTGCTAAAGCTATATTTTTTTATTCTGTGGGTAAGCTAGATGTTCGGTACATTAAAAAATCTGGCGATACGATAAATTGGCTAAATGTCAGTGATGGATTATCAACAGGGAATGATTTAACCGCCGGAAGAACCCTATACGTTAATGGTCAGAATTTCATTATTAAACGCGGTCTTCAAGACCCTGTAAATAATGAAAGGCAAACGAACGGAATGCGTATACAAGGAAATGGTAATTTGTTTGTCGATATTTACCATGTTGAACGCATGAATCAATATCACTTCTTTGGTATTCATGTTGCCAATGGAGGGAATGAAGGGTGGTTTGAACTTAGAAATGATGGTTCATTTAATGCCAGTGGTACAGTAGGTGCTGGAGGTGGCGACGGTTCAAAGCTTTATCCAAACGGGGATGTCTCTGGAGACTTGTGGGGCGGCTATCTGCATAACTGGCTCAATGACAATATAAATAACGCACAAAACAAAGCACAAGAATGGGCATATAAAAACTTAGTCCAGGGTGTCCGCCTGTCTGGGCGAACAGTTATTCCCGACACCGGAGGGCGCATTGATTTACCATCAGGCTGTGTTTACACCGGCATGTCAGGTTCTAATTATGCCCCTAGTATCTGGGCTTCGTACTCGGCTGTTCAGGTATTGATTAATGGTCAGTGGGCAACTATCGGGACGATTTAATTATGAAACACTTAAAGAAACTAAAACAGTACATCCCGGACAATCCAGCATTAGGTGTTACTGTTTCCTACCTTTGTGATGAGGATGGTAATGACTGGTATGAAAATCAAAAGGAATTCTCCCCAGATACAGTCAAAATTGCCTATGATGAAAATGGTGTTGTAGTTGCCATATCCAAAGATATATCAATGCTTTGGCCAATTAATCTATCAGTTGTAGAGTTGAGTTTAAATGAAATTCCATCCAACTTATCAGATTCTGGGGAGTGGGTGTTTGATGGTTTAATGCTTATCTCGCGGGAATATACAGATGATGAATGTCGCAATAAAGCAGAGAAAAGAAAGGCTCAGCTAATTGAAGATGCTTATTATTTGATGAAACCGTTAGAACTGGCTGATAAACATCAGATGTCCACCGTGGAAGAAAAACGAAAACTGATGGAGTTGGAGAAATACGTTGTCATTTTGAGCAGACTGGATACATCCTCAGATCAAAATATTGAATGGCCTGTTGCCCCATAAATAACGGGAGTGAAAATGTTAAATAACGGTTTGCCAGTAACTGATGTGGTAGGGGTTTCCGTGACGTTAGGGCAGCGCCGGACTGCTGGTGCATCCACTGGATCTGACTCGGCGTTAGCGGCTCAAGCAGCAGCGGAGAACGCGGCAGGCTCTGCAAATAGAGCGGAACAATCTAAAAATGGAGCTGATGCCAAGGCGCAAGACGCCATTGACGAGTTAAATAGAAGCCTTGAGGAGATGCAAAACGCGATTCGAAACTCAGGATATACCCCTGTTGATTCGTTCGAAGATGGTTTCATATTGACGAATATCAGCCAGGCATTGCGTTTAAAATATAATAATGCATTTTACTCCTGGAGAGGAGATTACCCCAAAACTGTTCCAGCAAACTCCACACCGGAGACAACCGGCGGTTTTACTCCGAATACCTGGGTTGATGTTAATGATTTAACCCTTCGCTCGGATTTAAAATCTGCCGGTGCTGGTCGTGGAGGGTATATTGTCGCTCTTGAGCAGGGGGGGACAACCGGAGATGCAATTAAGTATGTCAATATTTTCTCAGAAGGTGCCAAAGGAGACTATAACCCGGAGACAGGGATAGGGACTAACGACTTGCCGGCTATTATTAATGCGGTTGAGAAGGCCAAGCAAAATGGCTATCTCGAAGTTCAGGTTCCGGCAGGTTATGACTATTTCCTCGACAGAACCCAATCCGGCCCTATTAATCTCGGCGGCATCGGTTTCGAAGGCGATAACTCACAAGCAGGTGCAAGGGGTGTGAAGATAGTGTCGGTGGGGCAAGGTCTGGCGCGGTTTTTCGTTAAATCTCCCGATAATGAGACGACCTGCATCATCAATACAGGCGGTTCCGGCTCCTTTACGTCTCGTGGCATTGATGGCATTACCTTTATTGCGCACCCCTCATCGCGCGGGATGGGTATTGCTTATGAGAACCGAGACTCTTGCGGGACACTGAGTTACAACTGTATTGCAACAGATATGTATGCCGCCGTCATGCTGCACAATAAACGGAAGACCAGCTTTACGGAGTTCAACCGGTTTATTGGTTGGCGATTACATAACTGCAAAAACTCTGTGATATTCAAAATAACGGACGGCGATAATTCATTCCATGGCACTGAGTTTATTTCGTGCCAAATGCAGATGTATATTGACCCAGCCAATCCAATCAATAGTGGCTCTGGCATAAAATCAGATATCCCTGCTGGTCGCCGTGGACATATTTATCACAGCCGTTTCGATATTCGCGCGTTCGGTGGTTCGGGTTGCAAGTTATTGGATATAGAGAATGTCACCTGTGATAATTCATTCGGAACCATAACGTGTGAAGGAGACTTCATACTGAAATGCACCGACGACAGTTGGTGGCACGTTCATGGGGACTTAATTTATTACAACGGCACAATGACTATTGATGCGCCTGTACCGCCACGCCTGGGCGTTCCCGCAACGTTTATTTTCAGTAACCGGGGTGGGCCATTTGGTAATTTTAAAGATACCACATTGGCTGATTGCAAGCCGTCATTGTATGACCCTAATGCGGCAGACAGAATGCTGGGCGGTTCATACCCCTATATAGGGCGCATGCGGGGTAATGGTGTTGACTCTTTGTTTATTGCGATACCTGATGACGATAGAAAAGGGTTTAACTTCGTTACTGTCCCTCCAGGAGGGCGACTGGAAGATGCCGTGCGCCGTTGGGGTTGGAGCAGTAATGGCGCATCGTTTAAAGGATATTCCGACACCGTTTACGTGAATAACAATACAACAGGGGTGATGCTGACTACCGATGGATTTACTAACCGTAATTCAAAACAGCTTTATTGTGGCACTGCCGCATATCCATGGCTGGGTGGGTACTTCCAAAACGCACCGAATGTAACATCAGACGAACGGCTTAAGTCACGCCCTCGCATCTTCACTGAGAATGAAATCCTGGCATTTTATTTTATCGGGAAATTACCGGGTTTTTGGCAGTGGATACAGCGCCTGCAAGAAGAAGGCAATGATGCCAGACTACACTCCGGCCCGACTGTACAAGCCTGCATTGCCATTATGGAAAAATACGGGCTGGTATGGAGCGAATACGGTGCGTTTGGTTATGACGAATGGCCAGAGCAGCCTGAAGTGTTTCGTGAATGGGAAGCGGAACCTGCCGTTTATGAAACTGTTCCTGGTCGTGCAGCAGTCATTGAAAACGGTGTCGTTGTCACTGAGGCTATCCCTGATAGTCAGGTCGTTGTCAAAAAGGCTATCGAGGCTGGACGAGAACTCGTGCAGGAGTACAAGCCAGCAGGAAACGAGTACAAACTCAGGAAGGATGAGTTGATTTGGGCTGTTCACTATGCAACAACAGCGATCCACGAACGAGCTATGGAAAGCCTTGGTGCAGTCCTTCCTGTAATGAGAGAGTGAATGTGCCGGGATGGACCCCGGCTATTTTGGATTAACATTACTTGATATTACAAACCGCAGTCCTGCTCTGGCTTTCACGCGGCGCATAGACAGTGTAAGATGCGCCACATGCTATGTGGGTAGTTTTGGTTTTATGTCCATCACTGTGTCCACCGATTAAAAACGTAAGCGCTTAATCTGAGAAAAATCTAATTAA